ATTTCATATTTGCCCGGGTCACATGTACCAAAGTCTTGAAACTCATCAACATAAACTACTTTCCACTCACACCCTCCGAGCCAGAAACTGGAGGGAACCACATCTGTTCTGGGAATCGCCTTAGCCATAATAAAAGTCCATTCTCTTTAACTCGTTCTTCGCCCAGAGCCTCCAAGCAAACGGCAAGCATCTCGCTTTCTGTCTTGGCTTTGGCAAGCATCTTGGTTGCTTTCACATCCCCCACTCCCTTGATACCCACAATGTTGTCTGCTCTGTCGCCTGTCAACATTTGCTTGTAGAAGAAGCGGAGTCCTTGTTCCTCTGAGACATAGTACTTGTCTTGCTTCACAAAATTGTAATGCCATCCTGCCACCTGATTGAAGTCTTTGTCCACTGAAACAATGATGCAATCATCTTGAAGCTCTGTTGCTCTAATTGCTATCAGGTCATCAGCCTCCTCATCAATGCTCATCTTTGCTCCCCATGCGGTAACTAGGTAGTTACGTAGCATCTCTAAATGCGCTGGCTTCTCTTGTATTCTGTTCCCTTTGTAAGGGGCAGTGACAGCTATGTCTTTCCTAAAGTTTGTCTTCCCTGTTAGGAACACTTCCCAATTCTCAAGACCTAGCTGTGTCATAAGGATGTCCTCAAGAAAGTTAGCCATCGTTGTAATGGCTTGGCTTTCTGAGTCATCCTTACAAGAGAAGGCAATGCGATAGCACATCACATCACCATCTACTAATGCAATCACAGCACTACTTCTGCTTCTTCTTCTTGAACAACAGCAGGAGACACCAGCTCTTTGATACGCAGCGCAGGGTTGTCCCTGCTGTGCAGCAGAGAGGGAGCATTGCCATGCATAGCTGACATCTTGTGTGTGTAGCTACTGATGGTTGCTTCTGCAACAGTGCCGTTGCCAATCAGGTCAGGAGAGACACGACCATTGTTGTCATCAATAGCCTTGATAGCATAGTTGCTCTTGACGATGATGTACTTACCACGTCCATACTTGTCATCTGCTTTCTCTTTCACCTTAACACCAAGCTCTGATGTCAGGCGTTGTGCAATGGAATCGCTCAAGCCACCAATACAAATCTCAAACCGAGTATTGTCTGCATTGAACTCCCGATTTGGGGTTTCCATATGCTTAGCCCAGAACAATTTACCCACTACTTTTACTTGGTTCATACTTTTTCCTTTGTCTAAAAACAATATTATAACACATTTTTCAATGTGTGTCACGCCATGTCTTGCCTATATTAAACTCACCAGTGACAGGGCAACGCAAGCCAAGAAGACTTCCTGCCTCTTGTATGCTCTGCACTGCGAGTTGTCCTACAAGCTCGCCATCTTTTTCTTTTGTTTCAATCTGCCATTCATCATGGACATTTGCACAAAAGCCATACCAAACCTTGCTCTTCCTAAGCTTCTCATCTAACAAGACGAGAGCCTGTTTCATTACGATTGCGCCAGCTCCTTGTAATAAGCTGTTAACTGCCGAGTGCTCGGAACGAACCCAAATTTTCCTACCATCCAGCCCCGGTACAAAGCCCTTGCTTGCATACTTGGATACGTTATTCCGTAGAACCTTGAGGGCGGGAGTGTTGGAAAGAAAGCTCTCGATAAGCTTCTGTCCATCACGAGCATTACCACCGACAATTTTACCAATCTTCTCCGCCCCTGCACCATAGAGAAAGGCGTAGATGAACGTCTTCGCTTCATCCCTTGTCGCAAGCCCTGCTGCTTTTTGATTTTGTGTGTGTACATCAGTGCCATCTTTTGAACTTCCTTCACATACAGTTTTGATATAGGCATCATCCTTCATGTAATGTGCCAGCATCCTAAGCTCAAGACCACTGGCATCAGCACCAACAAGAACATTGCCTTCATCCACAATCCACAACTCACGACAGTCCTCACCATAGGGGCTTCCCTTGTTGGGAACCTGTGCCATGTTGGGGCTGCTGTGTGTCATCCTACCAGTGACAGCACCATTGGTAATGACACTGCCATGCACCCTGCCTGTATCTCTCGCCTCCTCAAGCCAGCTACCAATCTGAGCCACACGCTTTTGTAGCATGAGGTATTCAGAAAGAATCTTAGCTGCCGGAATGGGAATGGAAGCAAGCACTGTCTCGTCAACAATGATAGCCCCCTTATCTGTCCTCTTGGTGAACTTAACACCAAGCTTCTCAAGACGCTCAGCAATCTGTTGTCTGCTTCCGGGGTTGAAAGGAGTGACAATATCTTTTAGTGGTGCTCCTGTCCTCTTGTTCTTCCTTCCTGTCTCAACGTATGGAGGGAACACATCTTGCATTGTGTTCTCAATGTCCACCATCTTACTCTGAAGCCTAGCCAGTAAGCCCTGAGCTTTCTTAATGTCCAGTTTAAAACCATGTTCCTTCTGTCTTTGAATGATGATTGCTACATCATGTTCAAGCTTAATGCTTTGCTCAGAAAACTTTTCTTTCTCAAGCATCTTGTTAAGCATGTCATGTGTAGCAATCAATGCAGCAACGTCATCCTTGCAATACTCATAGAGAAGCTCAAGGTCTGGATTGTCCCAGCGGTTACTTGCTAGTAACCCAGTTTTGTCTACATAAGCTTGGGCATAGTCAGTTTTCTTTTGTCCTGTCCTCTCGCCCCATGCTGCCAAACTGTGGCCTCCTTCTAAATTTGGATTGTATAGCCTTGATAGTATCAATGTATCTATCGCTTTCTTCGCTGGAATCTTCACTCCCCAACACCTCTTGAGTACTCCAGCGTCGAAGCCTATCAAGTTGTGTCCTATCACTTTGTCTGAGTTTTCGATTAAGGGTATCAGTGTACTTGCTTCTGTGTGACATACAAATCCATTCTCATCATACGTATAACAGCACCAGATGTGGCTATGTGTGCTGTTAGTTTCTGTATCTAGAAAGAGCCTCCGCATTTGGTTTCCTTATTCATATCCAAGTTCCTTTACCACTAGTGTAGCATATCCTGAGATGTCATGCCAACTGTCTGCATAATATGGATTGCCATTGATGATGCGAGCCATCTTGTTACAAATCATGTCCATGCTTTCTTGCATAGCTGGTGACATGTCATGCCAATTCCCACGTGTACGCACAATTTGTTTCAAGTCTTGTGCTGTACGTGCAACGTCTTTGTAATCACCATAGGTGTTCTGACGTTGTGCTAATGTTCCTTCAACTGTTAATGTCATTTGTTGTTCTCCAAAACAATCTCTTCAAGTTTCTTTACTGCCACACAAAGGTCATCATGCAAATAATCAGGGAGCATACTTTTTGTACTGAATGCCCATGACTCCAATGCCGACAACAACTTGATGATGGCGAGGGCTTCTTCCTTGCTCATGCTTTTTTCTCCTGCACAATGTTGACATCAACACAGATGCCATCAACCTTCAAGCCTTGCTTCTTGCCAAGCTCCATCTGCTGCTCCACTTCCTTCTGACAAGCACGTAAGTCAGTGGTGTATCTCTCAGATTGAAAGAACTCACATGAAAGACCAAGGCACACATATAAAACTGGAATGTATATTGTCATGAGTTCTTCTCCTTGAGTTTGGCTTGAATTTCTTTAAGGTAAGCCGTGTCCCACGCATAAGCATTATTGCGACTGTGTGCTAACACTTCTGCCTTGCAAGCACACTCATCGGCTTCATCATCCGTCAGCTCAATCCATTCACGCTTGGGCTGTGAAATTTGAGAGCAAAGTTGTTGATTAAGACGAACCTGCTCGGCCCACATTTCACGGTAATCAGCGTTAACAACAACCTCTTTAATTACAGTCTCTTGCTCTGTGCGCTGTGGTGGGTGGGTGTAGAGAGGGATTGGAAAGCATTGGTGGTCATTGTTGTCGCTGACATTTCCATCAGCATCCATCCACGCCACAGGCTCTTGGCTTTCCAAACTATCGCAATACTGTTCTAGCGCCCGTGTATATGCAACATGACTTGTGTAATCTGATTCAATTGGTCGTTTCATTGCTTCAATCATGTCTTACTCCTTAATACCGTGGGCGGCTTCGATGGCGCGGGCGAATGCCATGATGTCGGGATCAAAGCCTTCGACTGGATGCTGGTCAGCAATCCTGAACACGGCATCGGGCGTCAGCGGCTTGCGCTGTGGTGGGCGAAGGTAGAGTTCATTCCACCCATAAAGTTTTGCTTCTTCTTTTGTACATTCATCTAAAGGCACAAAGTTTCGTGCCTGAGTAAACCACGCCACAGGCTCTTGGCTTTCCAACTCTTTGATAGCTTGGCGTAGGGATGTGATGGCTTTTTGTATTTTTTTATCGGCATCACTCAACGGATAACCATTTGTTCGTTGGCAGTTGCGTATCTTTTCCATGTTTTCCAACGCCTCAAGCGCCTGTTTCAATACTTCAATCATGCTTGTCCCCTTGCTCTGA